CCACCGAGAAATCATGGAACGGCCAGGTCGCCTTCGCCATGGTGCCGACGCTGGCGCGCGCCTCGAACCTTGCCGACATGCCGCGCCTCGATCTGCTGGTCGTCGACGAGGCGCACCATGCCGTCGCCGACAGCTATCGTCGCATCATCGACCGGGTGCGCGAGGCCAATCCCGACGCCCGCATCTTCGGGGTCACGGCGACGCCGAACCGGGGCGACAGGAAGGGTCTGCGCGAGGTCTTCGACAATGTCGCCGACCAGGTGCGTCTGGGCGAGTTGATCGCCTCTGGCCACCTCGTTCCGCCGCGCACCTTCGTCATCGATGTCGGTGTCCAAGACGAGTTGCGCTCGGTCCGCAAGACCATGTCGGATTTTGACATGGCGGAGGTCGCGGGCATCATGGACCGCGCCCCCGTCACCGACGAGGTGATCCGCCACTGGAAGGAGAAGGCGGGCGACCGGCAGACCGTGGTGTTCTGCTCCACCGTCGCCCATGCCGAACACGTCACCGACGCCTTCAGGGCGGCGGGCGTTTCCGCCGCGCTGATCCACGGCGATCTGGCGGCCGAGACCCGCAATTCGATCCTCGCCGACTACGCGGCGGGCGACATCCGCGTCATCGTCAACGTGGCGGTGCTGACGGAGGGCTGGGACCATCCGCCCACCTCCTGCGTCGTGCTGCTGCGGCCCAGTTCCTACAAGTCCACCATGATCCAGATGGTCGGGCGCGGGCTGCGTACCGTCGACCCCGAGGAACATCCGGGCATCGTCAAGACCGACTGCGTCGTGCTGGATTTCGGCACCTCCAGCCTGATCCACGGTACGCTGGAACAGGATGTCGATCTCGACGGCAAGGCCGAGGCTGGTGAAGCCCCGACGAAATCCTGCCCCGGCTGCGGCGCCGACATCCCGCTGGCCGCCACCGAATGCCCGCTCTGCGGTGAGGCTTTTCCGCGGGAGGACGAAGAGGTCGGTGAAGGCGGGGCCGCCGCGCCGCTCTCGGGCTTCATGATGACCGAGATCGACCTGCTGAAGCGGTCCAGCTTCGCGTGGGTCGACCTCTACGGCACGGACGACGCGCTGATGGCCACGGGCTTCGCGGCCTGGAGCGGCATCTTCTGGCTGGACGGGGTCTGGTACGCCATCGGCGGGGCCAAAGGCGAACGCCCGCATCTGCTCGGCGTCGGCGAGCGCACGGTCTGCCTCGCGCAGGCCGACGACTGGCTGAACACCCACGAGACCGACGAAAGCGCCTTCAAGACCCGGTCCTGGCTGCGCCAGCCGCCGACCGAAAAGCAGCTGCAGTACCTGCCGCCCGAGTGCCGCCATGACTTCGGCCTGACGCGCTACCGCGCCTCCGCGCTGATGACCTTCGGCTTCAACAAGCGCGCCATCCGGCAGCTGATCGACACGGCCGCCCGGCCCGAACGGAGGGCGGCATGACCCATGTCCACATCCACCCCCATCACGGCCGAGGACCGGCGGCGGCTCTGGCATCCGCGTGGAACGCTCTGTGCTGTCTGCCGGCAACCCACCCGTGGTTTTGGCTGGTTCGATCCGCACCGCCCGGCGGCTTTGCCGCCAAAATCATCGAAACGTGCGCGTCCGCGCACGGGGCGACCCCGGCCATCGGTCTGGTTCTGCTCGATGCCCTGCCAGTCCTTCTGGACGCGCTTGGCCAGGGAGCGTTTCGCCATGGTTGACCTGACCGAGGAGGAGCGCGCCGCGATCACCGCCACCATGAAGCGCGTGGCGCTGCTGATGGACGAGATCGGCTGGGCTACTCCGCTTTCCAATCTGACCGAGGCGCAGGTGCGCGCGCTGATCGAGGAAGCCGTCGAGGGCTTTCGCGAGGCCATGTCCGACATCGCCCGGGCGCAGACGCCGGAGGTGCCGTTTTGACCCTCGATTACAATCACCGCCCCAGCTTCGCCGACCGGGTGAACGCCGCCGTCGATCAGGCGCTCACCGCCGATCAGGCCACGCGGCCACCCCGCGACTATCTCGGTGGCTCGCGCCTCGGCCATGCCTGCGAGCGTGCGCTGCAGTTCGAGTTCACGGCGACGCCGAAGGACGAGGGCCAGAACTTCAGCGGCCAGTCGCTGCGCATCTTCACCATCGGCCACGTGCTCGAGGATCTGGCCGTCGCCTGGCTGCGCGGCGCGGGCTTCGACCTCTACACCCGTAAGGGCAACCGGCCCGATGGCGGCCAGTTCGGCTTCTCGGTCGCGGGCGGGCGCATCCGCGGTCATGTCGACGGCATCATCGCCGCCGGGCCCGAGGGCTTCGGTCTCGCCGTTCCCGCACTGTGGGAATGCAAGACCATGAACGCGAAGAACTGGCGCGCCTGCGTCAAGGACGGCGTGACCAAGTCGAAGCCGGTCTATGCCGCCCAGGTCGCCGTCTATCAGGCCTACATGGAAGCCAGCGTGCCCGGCGTCTCGGCCGCGCCCGCCGTGTTCACCGCGATCAACAAGGACACGGCCGAGCTGCACCATGAGCTGGTGCCCTTCGACGCCGATCTCGCGCAGCGCATGTCCGACCGGGGCGTGCGGATCCTGCAGGCGACCGATGCGGGCGAGCTTCTGCCGCGCGTCGCCACCACGCCCGACTTCTTCGAATGCCGCTTCTGCCCGTGGTCCGATCGCTGCTGGGGGCTTCCGGCATGAGCAACGACGGCATCCTGCACTTCAACCCCTGGACGGACTTCAACGACGGGCCGCCGTCCGAGAACCCCTTCGGCTGCGATCCCGACCCCGGGCAGATCGCCGTCTTCCTCGACACCGTGTTCAGCTGGTGCGAGGGGCTGATCCCGCTCCGCGGCTTCGTCGACAAGGGTCAGGGCCGGGACGGCAAGCCGCACAACATCTGGATCCCGGCCGACGAAACTGCGCCCGAGAAACTCGCAACCTTCGCCGGATGGGCGAACCGCGAGGGGGCGGCCGTCTATGTCATCCCCGGCACGGTCGCCGAGCAGGGGCAGGCCCGCGCCGCCGACGTGCTGCAGATGCAGGCCATCGTCGTCGATCTCGACGCGGGCGATATCCCGGCCAAGCTGGACCATGTCGCCCACCACCTCGGCGCGCCCACGCTGATTATCGAGAGCGGCGGGCGGACGCCCGAGGGTGCCGCGAAGCTCCATGTCTGGTGGAAACTGACCGAACCCGCTGAGGGAGAGGATCTCGCCACCCTCTGCCGCCTGCGGGGAGAGATCGCGGTGAAGGTCGGAGGAGACACCCATTTCCGCTCGGCGCATCAGCCGATCCGAGTGCCTGGCACGGTCTATCACAAGCACGGCCACCAGCGCCTTGTGCAGATCCGCGAACATCGCGACGTCGAGGTGGACCTGGCGGATTTCGCCGAGAAGGTCGCCGAGATGCCGCCGCTGCCCGGCGTGGGCTTCGCCAGCGACCTCACCGCAGCAGCCTCGAAGCCCGGCATCGACGCGGTGCTCACCACGCCGGTGCGCGAGGGTGCTGTCGACGACTGGTCCCGCTTCCAGGGGGCCAGCGCCGCCATCGGCCATTACGTGCGCCTGGTTCACGAAGGCCGCCTCGACCCCTTCGCGGGCTGGGAGGCGATCTGCGGCTACAACGCCGCCATGCTGCGCCCGTCCTGGCCGCTCGATCGGCTGCAGGCCGAGTCCGAACGCCTCTGGGAGCTGCATGTGAAGCGAAACGGCCCGCCGCTCCTGCGCGCGGCCCACGCCGATGCCCCGGCCAGCCCATTGCCGACCTTCAGCCTCGGCGCACTGCTCGACGACACGAGCCCCATGCCCGAGGACATCATCGGGCCGCGCGTGCTGACCCCGGGCGGTCTCCTGGTGCTGGGCGGCGCGCCCAAGGTCGGCAAGAGCGACTTCCTGATCTCCTGGCTCGTGCACATGGCCGCCGGCGTGCCGTTCCTCGGCTTCACGCCGCCCCGGCCGCTCCGCGTGTTCTACCTTCAGGCGGAGATCCAGTATCACTACCTGCGCGAGCGCATGCAGCAGATCGCGCTGCCCGCCGCCGTGATCGCCGCAGCGCGCGACACCTTCATCGCCACCCCGAAGCTGAAGCTGCTGCTCGACGCGGAAGGCGTCACGCGCGTGGCCGAGGCGATCCGCGCGGCGTTCCCCGACGCGCCGCCCGACATCATCGTCATCGACCCGATCCGCAACCTCTTCGACGGTGGCCCCGAGGGGGGCGGCGAGAACGACAACACCGCCATGATGTTCTTCCTGAAGGACCGGGTCGAGCTCCTGCGCGAAGCGGTCAATCCGGACGCGGGCGTGATCCTCGCCCACCACACCCGCAAGGCCACCAAGCATCAGGTCAAGGACGATCCCTTCCTCGCGCTCTCCGGCGCCAGCGCGCTGCGCGGCTTCTACACCTCGGGGCTGCTCATGCACCGCCCCGACGAGGACAGCACCGTCCGCAGGCTGGAAATCGAACTGCGGAACGGCCCCGCGCTGCCGGGCAAGCTCATCGACAAGGTGAAGGGCGAATGGGTCGAGCTGAACCCGATGAACGAGCGCCTGGTGCGCAAGGAGGTCGGCGCCAAACTCGATGCCGAACGGCTGCGCAAGCACGACGTCATCCTCGGCATGCTGCTGGATGAGGCGGCCAGCGAGCGCCTCTACACCGCCATGCAGTTCGCCGAAACCTTCGAGAACCGTGGCGGTCTGGGCAGCAAGCACACGATCCGCGAGCGCCTCAGCGTGCTGGCGACCAAGGGCTTTGTGAAGTTCCTGCGGGATCCCTCGGGGTTCGGCTTCCCCGTCACCCGGTCGCGGTTCGGCTATCTCTGCGTCGAGGGCATGCAGTTCGGCGCGCCCGTCGAGGAGGTCGATCCGGACACCGGCGAGGTCACCACCCAGGCCCGTCCGGTCCTGCCCAGCCACTTCAAATGCCCCCAATCCGGGCTCTGCCTGCAGGTCGAAAACCCCGCCGTCTGGGTCTACCCGGAGGGGCTGGAGGACGACCTAACTCATATGAGTGAGGCCTGACTCATATGACAGCGCCAACTGTGCACTCAACTAAATCAACGGGTTACGGGGAAATAAGAGTTAGGTCCCTAACTCATGCCCGAAGACTTCATGAAGTCTTATTCCGTAATGATTTCAGCTACTTGTCCTCCCTGGAACAGTTAGGTGTCAAACCCCCATACTACGTATGGGAGGGCCACCCCGCAGGGTTGGCCACTCCTCCCATACGTCCGGGCCAGCCGCGCGCGCCGCCGTGACGGTCTGTTGTGCTTCCCGATCCGACGACGGCGGCCCCGTACCGCCAAGCACCAGACCGCCGTCGTCTTCCACCACCACAGGCCACCGGCAAAGGAGACCCATCATGGCTCAGCCGACTCTGATCCCGAATTGCGACGGCGCAAGGTTTGAATCGCTGCCGCTCGACACACCCCGCAACCGCTGCATCCTCGCGCTCGACCTCGGCACCTCGACCGGCTGGGCGATCCGTGGCCATGACGGCCTGATCACCAGCGGCACCGTCTCGCTGCGTCCCGGCCGCTTCGACGGCGGTGGCATGCGTTACCTGCGCTTCACCAACTGGCTGACCGAGATCGACCGGCTGTCCGGTCCTGTCTCCGCCATCTGGTTCGAGGAGGTGCGCCGCCACGCAGGCACCGACGCGAGCCACATCTACGGCGGGCTCATGGCCACGCTGACCGCATGGGCGGAACTGCGCGGCGTGCCCTACGAGGGCGTCCCGGTCGGCACGATCAAGCGTCATGCCGCAGGCAAGGGCAACGCCGACAAGGCCGCGATGATCGCCGCGGTCCGCGCCCGCGGCTTCAGCCCCGCCGACGACAACGAGGCCGACGCCATCGCCATCCTGCTCTGGGCGATCGAGACGAAGGGAGGTGTCGCATGAGATGGCACCCCCATGGCTACGGCGGTCGGCGCCGCGATCCCGAGCAGGTCAAGCGCGAGGGCTGGCGGGAACAGGGCGTCCTCGCGGTCTCCGCCGATGACGACCGCCTCACCTGGCCCGAGCGTGAACTGGTCCGCCAGCTGGGCGAAAAGCTCTACGGCCCGCGCCCTTCCGACAGGGAGGCGCGCCATGGCTGATCGCGAATGGACCGCCGACTGCGTCGCCGATCATTTCGAGGAGGCGTTCCGCACCCTGCGCAAGCTGCCGCCGGTGAAGGCGCAGGGTTACTTCAACACTTGGCCCGACATCGTGCGGACCAGCCGCGAGATCGCGGCGATGGAGCCGCAGCCGATGCGGGTCTGGCCCTCGGCCGCCGCGATCACCCGGCTCGAGCAGACCTTCGACTGGGTGCTCTGGATCGAGGAGGCGGAACGCAAGCTGGTCTGGTCCCGCGCGGCCCGGGTGCCGTGGAAGCAGATCAGCGGGGAACTCGGTTGCGACCGCACCACCGCGTGGCGTCGCTGGCAGCTGGCGCTGACCAAGATCGCGGC